AAAGCCTATCTAGACAATGATCCAAAAACTGCAAACAAAGCACACCACAAATTTTCAATGCGTGCTGCTGGATTAGACCGTGCTGAAAAACGATTGAATAAAGAAGGCATGGCGGAAGACTTAGATGAATTACATCAAGAATTTGATATGATTGAAAGCATCATTGAACAGATTGCAGATCAACATGCTATCGATGTTGATTTAGTATGGGAAGATCTATCAGTTCTTAGCGACGATGAACTATATGTGTTTGCTGTAACCTCTGAACTTATTAACGAAGATTGGCAAAAGGCTAACAAGCGTGACAAGACAGATGGCATGAGTCAAAAGGCTGTGAATGCTTACCGCAGAGAGAATCCAGGTTCAAAACTAAAAACTGCTGTGACCACTAAGCCGTCAAAACTGAAAAAGGGTGGCAAGGCCAGCAAGCGCCGTAAGAGTTATTGCAGCCGCAGTCGTGGGCAAATGAAAATGCACAGCATCAGTTGCAGCAAGACTCCAGACAAGGCCATCTGCAAAGCACGTAGACGTTGGAACTGCTGATGAGAGATTTATTGACTATTATAGAAGCTGTAGAAATTAAAAAGTTAACTACAGAAAAACTTCCCTACGGTAAGTCAGAACTCAATCCTGTAATGAGCGATGCTAGTATTAACTATCATTACGAAAAACTAGCCAAAGGTTATGCAGAAAGATATAACAAGGGAGAAGGTGACGCCACATTTAATGAAGCAGGAAACTTTCTTCACAATTTATTTTTTCCTCAACTACAACCTCCAAAGGCAAGTAACAAGCCCGCAGGTGCATGTCTAGAACTTATTGAGAAAAAATTTAAATCATTTGAAAAATTTCAAGAAGACATCCAAACTGAAGCTATGAAGATACAAGGCAGTGGATGGATTTATCTCAGCACATCCGGTGCTATTAAAACAATTAAAAATCACGAAGTTAGAAAAGACATAGCACTATTAATTGACTGGTGGGAACATGCTTGGGCATTAGATTATCAATCTGATAAACAAAAATATCTTAAAAACTTTTGGCGCATAATTAATTGGGAAGTTATTAACTCAAGACTATAATATGAATCAGAGACCATTGTATTTTATATCCCGAAAAAAAGAGTTAGAATTAATTAATAAATTAGAAACTATTGTCGATAATAGGTTATTTCATCCTTCTAATACTGCTGTTATACAAGCCAGTGTTGATTTTGCAGGGACTGCGGCTATGCATCTTGCACATTCTTGGTCCGTAAGCGGAGAAATTATTCCAATTATTCCGATCGAAGTGACATATCCCGGCGAAACCTACAACTATGTTAGATCAAAATTTCAATATGATATGCGTTGGCATTTAGAACATTTTGATTATCAAAGATTTGTTGTTGTTGAAGCAGGTATTATTCGCGGTGGAAATTGGAAATGGATTTTGGAAGAATTTGCTCTTTTAAATATTCCTCGAGAAAATATCACATTAGTGACTATGGTAGAAAATATTCATTCAATTATAAAATCTGATTATGTCGGAGAATATTATGATGACGATAAAGAAGATTTAACTTTCTACTTTGAAAAATTTAACAAGCACTGGCCGGTAAAATAACCAAACAGGTTGCTTTCTGCCTAAATAATCTATACTATAACACACAAGGAGATAATCTATGGGAAAAGCATTTGGAGCACCAGAGCAGGCTAAAATTAAACAAATCGTTGCCGAAGGCATGACAGTTATGCAGGAAATTCAAGACCTTACAGAAGGATTGAATGATACAATTAAAGCAGTGGCAGAAGAACTAGAAGTTAAACCTAGTGTGATTAAAAAAGCAATTCGCATTGCACAAAAAGACCAATGGGATCAAGTCTGGAGAGAATTCGACGATCTAGAAACTATTGTTGACATCAGTGGACATAGTTTCCGTAAAAAAGATGATTGAAATTTTTAGACCTACCTTTGAATGGATTCGTAATGATTGGAATTCTAATCGCTTTCGCTTTTTTGTTGAGTTGCTTGCTTGGGCTATATCTATCGGGTGTAGCATTACAATGGCATCCACGGTTCCAAATCCACCCCTACTTGTTCTCTATCCTATATGGATTATGGGTTGTGCTATGTACGCTTGGGCTGCTTGGACTAGGAAAAGTTTTGGCATGCTGGCTAACTATCTATTGTTAACCACAATAGATTCGATTGGCCTAATTAGAATGTTAAATAATTAAGAGAAAGGTTCGACCAGCCATAAATGGTTATGAAGGTATTTGTCAGCCGCAAATGACATGGAGAAAATATGAGTTATGTTGATTCCGTCTGGGATCGCGACAAAGACACCATTCGAGTTGTCGAGCGAGACCCTACTAAAGGTAGACAGTTTAAAGACTTTCCTGCCAAATATGTTTTTTACTATCCAGACCCTAAAGGAAAATATCAATCCATTCACGGAGATCCTTTAACTAAAGTCAGTGTAAAAAGCCATAAAGAATTCCAAAAAGAACTACGTATACACAGTGGTAAGAAACTGTTTGAAAGCGATATCAATCCAGTATTCCGTTGCCTAGAAGAAAATTATCTAGGCAAGGACGCACCAAAACTAAACGTAGCGTTCTGGGACATTGAGGTAGACTTTGATCCAGAGCGTGGCTACGCAAGTCCTGATGATCCTTTTATGCCAATTACTGCTATTGCTGTACATCTACAATGGATGGACACATTAGTATGTCTTGCTATACCTCCCAAGACTATGACCATGGAGCAGGCGCAGGAAGCAGTTAAAGATTTTCCTAACACTATTCTGTTTGATTCAGAATATGACATGTTAGATACGTTCTTAAATTTAATTCAAGATGCCGATGTGTTAAGTGGTTGGAACAGTGAAGGGTTTGATATGCCGTATACTGTTAACCGTGTTATTAAAGTTTTAAGCAAAGAGGACACACGCAGATTCTGTTTGTTTAACCATTATCCTAAAAAGAGAGAATACGAAAAATATGGTAAGGACGCTGTTACTTATGATCTTATTGGTCGCGTACATCTTGACAGTCTCGAGTTATACAGGAAATACACTTATGAAGAAAGACATAGTTATCGACTAGATGCTATTGCCGAATATGAACTAGGCGAAACTAAAACTGTCTATGAAGGCACACTTGATCAACTTTATAATAATGACTTTAAAAAGTTTATTGAATATAACAGACAAGATTGTGCCCTGCTTGATAAACTAGATAAAAAACTTAAATTTATTGATCTAGCCAACACCGTTGCACATGAAAACACAGTATTGATTCAAACTACAATGGGTGCTGTAGCTGTTACCGAACAGGCAATTGTAAATGAAGCTCATCATAGAGGCATGATTGTTCCAGGTCGTCCTAAACGTGATGAAGAAGTTGATACACAGGCCGCAGGTGCTTATGTAGCATATCCTAAAAAAGGATTGCATGACTGGATTGGCTCAATGGATATTAACAGTTTGTATCCAAGTGCAATTCGTGCATTGAATATGGGACCAGAAACTATTATAGGTCAACTGCGTCAAGATTACACTAAATCAGAAATATCTAGCAAAATGAGCAAAGGTAGCTCGTTTGCGGCTGCATGGGAAGGTAAGTTTGGCAGCAACGAATATGAATTTGTAATGAGTAAAGATCGGGCAACTGATATTACCATTGACTGGGAAGATGGCAGAGTCGATGTTCTCAGCGGTGCTCAAATTTATGAATTGATTTTTGAAAGCAATCAACCTTGGATGCTGAGTGCCAATGGTACTATTTTTACCTATGAGCGTGAAGGTATTATTCCTGGCTTGTTAAAGCGTTGGTATGCTGAACGTAAAGAAATGCAGGCCAAGTTAAAAGAAGCTATTGCCGCAGGAGACAAAGTACAAGAAGAATACTGGGACAAACGTCAACTAGTTAAGAAGATTAACTTGAACAGTTTATATGGTGCTATTCTTAACGCAGGTTGCCGTTTCTTTGATAATCGTATTGGACAAAGTACTACACTAACTGGTCGAAGAATTGCTCGACATATGGCCAGTAAAGTTAACGAAGTTATCACAGGTGAATATAATTACATTGGTAAAAGTATTATCTACGGTGACACTGACTCTGTTTACTTTTCAGCCTACACTACATTAAAGAACGAAATTAATAAAAAACTTATTCCATGGGATAAAGATACCATTGTTCAACTGTACGATACAATCTCAGATGAGGTTAATGGTACATTTTCTCAATATATGTTAGACGATTTTCATTGTCCAACTAGTAGGGGCAGTGTTATCAAAGCAGGTCGAGAAATCGTTGCTGTTAAAGGCTTGTTTATTACCAAGAAACGTTATGCTGTTCTTTACTTTGACAAAGAGGGCAAACGTAGCGATGTAGAGGGCAAGCCAGGAAAAATCAAGGCCATGGGCTTAGATTTGAAACGCAGTGATACTCCAGAATTCATGCAAAAGTTTCTAGAAGAAGTACTAACTAAAGTGCTTAATGGTGCTGAAGAAAAAGATATTCTAGAAATGATTGGCGAATTCCGAACTGAGTTTAAAGCAAGACCTGGTTGGGAGAAAGGCAGTCCCAAACGTGCTAACAATATTGCTGAGTATCAGGCTAAAGAAGTCAAGGCTGGTAAGACTAATATGCCAGGACATGTACGTGCTAGTATCAATTGGAATACCTTAAAACGTATGAACGGTGACAAATACAGTCAACAAATTGTAGACGGTATGAAAGTTATTGTTTGTAAACTAAAAGATAATCCATTGGGATATACGTCAGTGGCGTATCCGGTAGACGAATTACGTTTACCTAAGTGGTTTCAAGAACTTCCATTTGATCACGGTGAAATGGAAACAACAATTATCAATAACAAACTTGATAACTTAATCGGTGTGTTGGAATGGGACTTAGAATCAACAACACAAAATAACACCTTTGGTAGTTTATTCAGCTTTGAATAAAAATTTCATTGACTTCTACCAATTTTCTAAATATACTTAACAAAAGGATTTTATCATGCAAGATTTATTAAAAGATATCGTAGGTCACACACATAACCTTGGCTTCCTAAATGTTGTGAAAATTACAGGCGAAGATACTAAAACCAGTATCGACAGTATGGCAGATGACCGTACTGTTATTATGTACGCAGAAACTGCCAATCCATATCCAGACATGATCGGTGTATTTGGTATGCCACAGTTAAACAAACTACGCTATCACTTAGACTGTCCCGAATATAGAGAAGGTGCTAAGATTGAAGTTGTCAAAGCAGACCGCAACGGCGAAACTATGCCAATTGGTTTACATTTTGAAAACTCTACTAAAGACTTTAAAAACGACTATCGTTTTATGAGCACCGAAATTATTAACGAAAAACTTAAGACTGTTAAGTTCCGTGGAGTTAAGTGGGATGTAGAAATTGAGCCTACAGTGCAGAGTATCCAGCGTTTTCAATTCCAAGCGGCAGCTAACAATGAACATACAACATTCTTGGCTAAAACAGACGACGACAAATTAATTTTTACTTTTGGCGATCAAAGCACACACGGTGGCGAATTTGTATTTGCTACAGGTATTACTGGTAAAATTACTCGTCCCTGGACATGGCCAGTTGTCAGTGTTTTGAGTATTCTTAAAATTGCTGATGCTAATAATGCTAAACTTAGTTTTAGTAATGAAGGTGCGATGCAGATTACCTTAGATAGCGGGTTAGCCACTTACAAGTATATTATTCCAGCCAACGCATGATAAAAGGTTTAATGGGTAGTCGAGGCATTGCCGTAAATGGTGGCGACACCAGCGTACCCTACGTCAATCAAAATGTATCAAACCCTGTACAAGGTATGATCCGTGTATGGGGCAATGACATGCAGGTGTTTGACGGTAGTAACTGGATGAACATAACCACCAGTTATGCTACTGTCGGGCTCGATCCAGTTACCCAAGAAGCCATTGACTGGGTTAAACAAAAGATGCAGGATGAAAAAGAACTACACCAATTGTCCAAAGAAAACCCTGCTGTTCAAATAGCATTGGAGAATTTAAAACGGGCCCGTGAACAATTAGATGTTACAATAATACTAAGCAAAGAACATGAAAAATCCACCAGTTAATTTAACACCATTACAAAAAGACTACGCTGTCTACTTGCCAGCTATCAGTAGTTTTTACAGCACCTACGTTGCCAAACAGCGTCTAGAAGAATTTGTTCCTAAAGATCGCATTCCTGCAGGGTTCGATCGTGGCATTGAAGGTATGAACTTTCTTAATCCAGAACAAGGATACTTTACATATAAGTATGGTCTGTATTCAGCAGGTCATGCACAATTGGATTTGCAAAAGTCAATGGTACAAGAATCTATGATTCAACAACGTGACCGTGCTAACACAATGATCTTAGGTGACTCCGGTGGATATCAAATTGGTAAAGGCGTTCTTAAATTTGATTGGTTAGATTTTGAAGGTAAGTCAGCAAACAAAACACGTCAAAGTATTTTAGAGTGGCTTGAACTTACTGCTGA